GTAATTAATGATGGAAGTGCAGCAACTAATGCCATTTTTCAATATACATTAGGTACTCCTTGGGATATTAGTACAGCAACTTATGCATCAAAAACAATTGTTACTTATTTTGATAATAATTATTATGAAACAACACCTACAGGATTAGATATCAGTTCAGATGGAACCAAAATTTATTTTATAGGTCAAAACACAGGATTAGCATCACAATCAAAAGTATTTGTATATTATTTAACTACTCCTTGGGATATATCCACTGCAAATGCTTATATTTCTCCAACAGTTACTGCTCAAGATAGTGCTATAGCTGGGTTTTATTTTAAATCTGATGGAACCAAAATGTATCATCTCGGAACCACTACCTCTGCTGGAATTTATCAGTATTCATTAACTCCTGCTTGGAACATTACATCTTTAACATATGATAGTGTAAAATTAACACTTTCTGGTCAAGATGCTACTCCGAATGGATTTACTTTCAATAGAAATGGTACTAAACTTATTGTAAATGGTACTACTAACGATAAAATTTATCAGTATAATTTGACTACTCCTTGGAGTATTTCAACTGCTTCTTTTGTGAGAAGTATTGATATATCACAACAAGAAGGTACTTCAAGAGCAGTAGTTTTTAGTAATGATGGAAATAAAATTTATATGGTTGGTGATACATCCGATACCATTTATCAGTATGATTTGATTTTTGATTGAACCTTGTATTCATAAATAGTCAATAAAGTAAAAGTAAAATAATGGCTAAGCCAGCATCAAGAGAAGAATTAAAATTGTATTGTCTTCGACAACTAGGTGCTCCTGTATTGGAAATCAACGTAGATGATGACCAATTAGAAGATCGTATTGATGAAGCTTTACAATATTTTGCTGAGCGCCATTTTGATGGTATGGATAAAATGTATCTTAAACATACCTTAACGCAAACAGAAGTAGATAGATTTCTCCATAATAATATTACCCACACTGCTCCAAATGGAGATACTTGGACAGAACGTGGAAACTACATTGATTTGCCAGATCATATCATTGGCGTAGAAAAAATATTTGGTGTAACATCAAGTAGTATCAGGGGTGACTTGTTCGGTATTGAATATCAAATTTTTCTTAATGATTTATATGCTTTTGGATCAATTGATATTTTAAATTACTACATGGTTAAATCTTATATTGAGACACTTGATATGGTGCTCAATACTGGTGCTTTAATTCGTTTCAGATTCACTAAAAGAGATGGTCGTCTTTATATTGACTACGATCCTCAAATGTTGACCAAAGATAAAATTATTATTATTGAATGTTATAGGGCATTAGACCCAACAGACCTAACAAAAATTTATAATGATTTTTGGTTGAAGCGTTACACCACTTCTTTATTCAAACGTCAGTGGGGTCAAAATCTAATCAAGTTTAATAATGTTCAATTGCCTGGTGGAGTTTCATTAAATGGTCGCCAGATATATGAAGATGCTTTAAAAGAAATTGAAGAAATTGAAAGTAAAATGATTTCTGATTACGAATTACCACCATTAGACGCAATCGGATAATATGAAAAGCGTTCATTTTCCACAGTTCGGGGGAATCAACACCGAACAAGAACTAGTGCAAAGTTTGGTTGACGAACAAATTAAACTGTTTGGAATGGATGTATATTATGTTCCTAAATCAATGTTAATCGATAAAACTTTAAATGATGTTATTTTAAATGAGTTTAAAGAAACTTATATGATTGAAATGATGTTAATTAATGTCGAGGGATTTGGTGGTGCTAGTGCAGTTACCATGAACAAGTTTGGTCTTCGATTAACAGATGAGATTACGTTTGCCGTTTCAAAAAGAAGGTGGCAATCTTGGACTTCTTTAGCATTGTCAACACAGGTAGAAGGAAGACCAAATGAAGGTGATTTGATTTATGTGCCGATGACAAAAAATACCTACGAAATTAAATTTGTAGAAAGAGAAACTCCTTTTTATCAATTAGGTAAAAATTATATCTATTCGTTATCATGTGAATTACTTGAAAAGGCAGACAATCAGTTTGATACTGGCATTGATGAAATTGATAATCTTGTACAAGAAACACACGTATTTCCTGTTGCAGTCAAAGCTGGTGGAGATGGTGCTTTCATTGTTGGGGAGAAAGTAACTCAAACTTACACTGTAGATGGTAGTCCAGTAACAGTAGAAGCAACAGTTGCTGAATGGGATGCCACCAATCGCAAGTTGAAGTTAACCTATATAAATGGTGTATTGCAACAGAATCTACCATTGGTAGGAGAAGATAGTGGTGCAACGTGGGATGTTGATACATTCTCCACGATCGACTTTCAAGTTGATAACTATGACTTTGCTGAGAACAAATGGTATGAAGATAATGCTGATGATATTTTAGATTTCAGTGAGGGCAATCCATTTGGTGAATATGGAGATATGGGAGTATTCTAATGTTAGGAAAACATTTTTACCACGAGATTATTAAAAAGAATGTAAAGGCATTCGGAACAGTATTCAACAACATTGAGATTGTTAAAACTGATCCAAATACCAACGAAGTTTTACGTTTGGAAAAAGTTGCACTGGCTTATGGTCCAAAGAGTAAATTCCTTGCTCGCTTAGAACAAGACCCCACAACAGAAAGAAAAATTAGTATTACAATGCCTCGTATTGCTTTTGAGATGACTGGATTATCATATGATCCAAGTAGAAAGACATCACCAATCCAAAAGTATCTGAACCAAGATGGTAATCAAACTAAGGTTCAGTATATGCCAGTTCCTTACAATCTATCGTTTGAACTTGGCATTCTTTCACGCACACAAGATGATGCTCTGCAAATCCTAGAACAGATTCTACCATTCTTTCAACCAGCATTCATGGTAACGATTAATCTTATCCCAGAGATGGATGAGAAAAAAGATTTACCAATCGTATTGAATAGTATTAACTACGAAGATGATTATCAAGGCGATATGATGAATCGTAGGATTATTACTTACACGCTTGATTTCACTTTGAAGACCTACATGTATGGTCCTATTACAGATGCTACTCTCATTCGTAAGGCAACTGTATTTGAGAACGTTGGTGACATTGAAACTCATAGAAGAAAGTTAAGATACGATGTAACTCCTAAAGCTTTAGAGGATCTAAATGATGATCATGTGATTGATTCACAGGATGATCTTCTACTCATGCCTGGCGATGACTTTGGATTTAATGAGGGTATTGAGTTGCTATGAGTAAGTTTGAAAATAACATGGAAGAAATATTTGACATATCACCCCTCGAAGAAAAAACTGAAATGATTACCCAAGCAAATAGTGAGATTAACGTTGATGCTAACAAAGATTATGAATATACCAGGGGGCAGTTATACACCCTCATATCACAGGGGCAGGAGGCGGTACAAGGCGCTTTAGAGGTCGCACAGGAGTCAGGGCACCCCAGAGCGTATGAAGTCGCTGTGAACGCTATGAAGCAGGTCTCAGACATGACTGACAAACTTATAGACCTTCAGCATAAGATGAAGAATCTTGGGAAGGAAGATAAAAAGTCAGCACCAACTACAGTCAATAACACAATGTTTATTGGCACCACTGCAGATCTTCAAAAGATGATTAAAGATGCTGCCAAGAATAAATAGAAAATAAACGGAAGTATCATGACACTCAAAGTATTAGCGGCGGAAACAACGCTTACATCAGCTACTAATGTTGACTCAGCAACTGTTGTTAGAGTTTTGAATACTAACACAGCAGCAGTAGTAACTCGCAAAGATAGCGGTGGTGCTACGATTGGTAGTTTCACAATGGCAGCAAACGAAATTGCGTATGTAGAAAAAGATCCAACTGACACATTAGAAGGAGGCGCAGCATTCAAAGCAGTTAAAGTTGCGTATTCAATCTAATGGCACAGTTTAATAAAGTTACACAGGCATTTCTCAACCAAGAAAAATCACTTTATGAAGTGATGATGCTTGCCAATAAGGATGGCGACCCTGTTGACCAAAGCAACCCACTTCATGTTTCCTTGGGGTCAGAAAGTATTACGATTACTGGAACAGTAAATGTAGGAACAGAAGTCAAAGTAAACAATACAACTGCTCAGGGTATTCCCATTAAGAATGATAATGGTGGTGCTCTAAATGTTAGTGGTCCTTTAACAGATGCTCAGTTAAGAAACACAGCTGTTCCCATCAGCATTATGAAGAATGGTGTTCCTGTAAGTGACGCCGTTGCTCTACCAACCAGAGTTCTAAACGACGAAGGTTTGATTGCTTATTCTCGTGGTAGTGCCGTTACCGAAACTGATGTATTATCCTCTTTTCTTATTGATAAAACTGGGGCAGCAACTGGAATAGGAACTTCACCAACAACAATGACTACTGTGTGGGGTGGCAGTGGATTGTATCCATGGCAAACTTACACTGGTAGTGGGGATAAACTTTACATCAAAACATTAGTCAATGACCCAAAAATTCAAGGTAAGTCAATAACCATTGAAGGATTGAATAGTAGTTATGCTGTGATTAGTGAAACTGTTACTTTAAATGCTACTGATACTACCACACCAGTTTCCACTTCGGCAAATTTCTATCGTGTCAATAAAATATATTTGAGTGGAAATAACACCAATAGTTTACCACACGATAACGATGTTTATGTTACCTACGGTAGTTCTGGTGGAACAGTAATAGCAAAACTAACAGCACCTTGGGGAAGAGGTCAGAATTGTTTTTATACTGTGCCTGCTGGATACGAAGCATTTTTGCTAAATCTAAATGGCAACTCTGGTAAGGATGACGAAATCACAAGTTCATTCTGGGTAAGAACTTTCAATGGAAGTTGGGAATTGAAACTTGCTTATAAATTTATTAGTGGATTATACGACCACAACATGAGAACACCATTACGCATCCCAGAAAAATCGGATGTAGAAATCAGAGCATTTGCTTTGGTGGAAGCCAGTAATGTCGGCACATCATTCCAATTATTAGTTATTCCAAAGAGGGTAGTATAACATGGCACAGTTTAATGTACAATCCCACGATTATATTGGTGGTAGGTCATTACTACACGATGTAATGATGCTTGCCAATAAAGATGGAAGCATTGTTGATAGCACTCACCGTTTTCCTGTTGATGCTAATGTAACTATTGTTTCCAATGAACCAGCAGGTTCTAAATTTTCTTTCAACAATCATGCCATAGCAACTAATCGTGGGTGGACGATGGATGACACCATGAGACCTATGTTTAGTATTCGTGTTAATCCATCAGGCACTACTACATCTTCCTTAATGACAATTGAAGAATATGTGTTGGGAAATAATAATGCTAATCAAAGCACAGTTATATACGAATGGTATGAAGGTGATTTAACTATCTCTGGTGCTGCTATTCCTGCTTGGAGCACAGTTGGAACAAGAACTCAATATCGTATTTACCAAGATAAATATTCGACCAATACTGGTAATACTTTCACAGTTCCAACTGGCACTAACCTAAGACATAGTGGTATTATTATTGGTAAGTCAGATAGTGGTGACGGAAATATTGTTACTCAATATGGTGGTTCTACTCCTAACATGCTTACCTTATGTGCTAAAAGAGTAGATAACGGCACAAAATTAGATTTATGGTTTTCCATAAACATTAAGGAGCTAGCATGAAAACACTCAAAGAAATCCAAGAAGCAGCAAATGCAGTACAACAAGCTGCTATTGCTGTGAATATGAAAAAGGCAGGTAAGAAACCTAAAAAAATGGAAGAAGAAAAAGATTACGAGTATGAAATGGCTCGTAATCAACTTACTGTTTGTCAAAAAGCAATCGAACGTTTGATGCCTCATCTCAAAGGTGAGGGAGACCTTCCAGCATGGGTTCAAACTAAGATTTCTCTTGGTGTTGATTACATTGATACTGTGGCAGATTATATGGATGGTCTTGTTAAAGAAGAGTTTGAGATGAATGAAGTAGCAGCATGGCAACGTTCCGCTGGCAAAAACAAGAATGGTGGTCTTAATGAGAAAGGTCGCAAGTCATATGAACGTGAGCATCCTGGTTCAGATCTCAAAGCACCTTCAAAGAAAAAAGGCAATAAACGTAGAGCATCATTCTGTGCCCGTATGAAAGGCATGAAGGCAAAACTAACATCCAAGAAAACATCTAGAGACCCAGATTCACGTATTAATAAATCGCTTCGTGCTTGGAACTGCTAACAAAAGTATATCATTTGTTACTTGACAAACATTAGTTTCCATATATAATAAGATTACCGTCTCATGGTAAGACACATGGATACTAAAACCTGCCCTAAGTGCGGGGCTTGCTGGATTGGGGGTCAACACTTCTGGTCTGGCACAAATAAGAAGGGAGATGAAACAGAACTCGCTTCTTTAGTATGCGACAAGTTTGGTGACGATACCTGTATTAATCCAGCAAAGGGAACCACCAAAGGCGATGGGTGGGAAAAAAGATTAAATAGTATGCAAGAAATCGAAAAGGATATTAGTAGAACAAATGAGTGATAATGTATATCTTGGTAATCCTAATCTAAAGAAAGCTAATACCGCTATTAGTTTTACAAAGGATCAAGTCGAAGAGTTTATTAACTGCAAAGATAATCCAGTTTACTTTGCAAAAAACTATGTGAAGATCATCTCACTTGATGAAGGTCTTGTTCCTTTTGAGATGTATGATTTCCAAGAGAAACTTATTACTAACTTCCATACACATCGATTTAACATTGCTAAACTTCCTAGACAGACAGGAAAATCCACAACAGTTATTTCTTATCTGTTGCATTATGCTGTCTTCAATGACAATATTAAGATTGCTATTCTAGCAAACAAAGCAGAAACGTCAAGGGAACTTCTGTCTCGTTTGCAGTTGGCGTATGAAAACCTTCCTAAGTGGATGCAGCAAGGTATTGTAGCATGGAACAAAGGATCTATGGAACTGGATAACGGTTCCAAGATTATAGCAGCATCCACCTCATCATCTGCTGTTCGAGGAAACTCTTTCAACATCATCTTCCTTGACGAGTTTGCGTTCGTTCCTAACCACATGGCGGAACAGTTCTTCTCGTCTGTATATCCTACCATCTCATCTGGTAAGACCACTAAAGTTATTATCATTTCTACCCCACAGGGTATGAATATGTTCTACAAGCTGTGGCACGACGCAGAGCGTGGTAGAAACGGTTACGTGCCCCTTGAAGTGCATTGGAGTGCAGTTCCTGGAAGAGATGAGAAGTGGAAAGAGGAGACGATCAGAAACACCTCTGAGAGGCAGTTCACACAAGAGTTTGAGTGTGAGTTCCTCGGATCGGTTGATACTCTCATCTCAGCGTCTAAACTACGCTCGATGGTCTTTGAAGATCCTATACAAGATAACAGTAAAGGATTGAAGGTATACGAGGAAGCAAAGAAAGACCACGACTACATTATGACGGTTGACGTATCCCGTGGAACCAACAATGATTACTCCGCTTTTGTCGTATTCGATATTACTACACTACCTTGGAAGGTAGTTGCTAAGTATCGAAACAATGAAATCAAACCAATCTTGTTTCCCAATATTATAGAACAGGTTGGAAAAAACTACAATAAAGCATACATCCTTGCAGAAGTCAATGACATCGGTGAGCAGGTAACAAATATTCTCCACTACGATTTGGAGTATCCAAACATTCTGATGTGTGCCATGCGTGGTAGAGCTGGTCAGATTGTGGGTCAAGGATTCTCTGGCACCAAATCTCAACTTGGTCTGAAGATGTCAAAGGTGACTAAGAAGGTAGGATGCTCTAACTTAAAGACATTGATTGAGGATGATAAACTTCTAATCTCTGATTACGAGATTATCAGTGAACTTACCACATTCATTCAAAAGAATCAATCGTTTGAAGCTGACGATGGATACAACGATGACCTTGTGATGTGTCTGGTTCTGTTTGCGTGGTTAGCAGTTCAACCCTACTTCAGGGAGATGACTGATAACGATGTTCGTAAACGTATTTACGAAGAACAGAAGAATCAGATTGAACAGGATATGGCACCATTTGGATTCATCTCAGATGGTATTACGGATGTTGAAGAGAAGTTCATAGATGAAGATGGTAATGTCTGGTATACAGATGGTTATGGCAATCCTTTTGCAGACGTAGAATATATGCTTGGTTACTGATGGAAATCGAAGATGAGTTTTCTTTAGAACATTTGCTATTCAGAGAAAGAAAGTGTCGGGTCTGTGGCATTACAAAAGATCTGATGACTGATTTTTATGTAATAAGAAAAGGAAAAAAATACTTACCATCTTCATATTCATATGAGTGCAAAGATTGCACCATAGAAAGAGTAATAAAATATCGTCAAGGAAAATCAACTAATCTTTGGGAATACCCCGATTGGTAGTTCATGCATTGTTTCCCCATTTGAAATAAACATTTTCATAAATATTTGTAGTTAAAAAATGAACTTTTCAAGAGGTAAAAAACATGGCAGGTCAAGTATCACCTGGAATTGTTCTAAGAGAGCGTGACTTAACTACTCAAACTATCGTTACTACACAAGCAAATACCGCTGCTTTTGTTGGCAGTTTTGCTAAGGGTCCAGTTGGAGTAATTACAAATATTGCTACTGAGAGAGAACTCCTAGACACATTCGGTGCCCCTAACGCAAATAATTACGAGGATTGGTTTACCGCTTCAACATATCTTTCATATGGCGGTCAATTATTGGTTGTTCGTATCGAAGATACCACACTCAAAAATGCTGTTAATGCAGGAACAGCTCCATTAATTAGATCATCAAAAGATTATCTAGCAAACTTTTCAACATACACAACTTGGAAATTTGCTGCTCGTACACCAGGAACTTTTGCAAATGGTTATAAGGTAGCAACAATTGATGGAAGTGCATTCACTGGAACGTATGCTGCTGTATCTGGTTCAACATTGACTGGTTCTGGTGCAAACGCTACATTCGATATTACTGTAACACAAGGTTCTACTTCATACGCAGCAGCAGTTGCATCTGGTGGTGGTGGTACTGGATACGCAAACGGAAACACCATTAAAATTTTAGGGACATCTTTAGGTGGAACTTCACCTACAAATGATCTTACATTAACTGTTACCACAGTTAGTTCTGGTGCTATTACTGGAGTTAGCGTTAGTGGAACTGCTTCGACAAATGCTGCTTATTTAAGTAAAAATGTCGTAAACGGAACTGCTTGGTCAACTGTTGCAAATGCTCCTGCTGATTCGGATACTGTACATATTGCAGTATTAGATTCAAACAATAATATCTTAGAAACATTTTTATATCTATCACAAACTTCAACATCAAAAAATGATCAAGGTGCTTCAAATTATTATGTAAATGTAGTAAGAGATAGATCTTCTTATGTCTATGCTGGTGCTTCTACGCTAACTGCTGGTGCTCAAACATACACATTAGCAAACGGTGTTGATGCTTATACCACAACCGTTTCAACTATCACTGCTGCATTTGACATTTTTACAGATACAGAAGAAGTTAATATTGATTTTGTACTTGCTGGTGGAAGTTTATCAGTTCTTGCTGATCAAGTAACAAAAGCACAAAAAGCAATTTCTATTGCTTCAAGTAGAAAAGATTGCGTTGCTTTTGTTTCACCTCACAATGGATTTGTTGGTCTTTCTTCAGCAACATCACAAAGAGATGCAATTACTAGTTTCTTCGATACTGTAGGAACCAGTTCTTCTTATGCAGTATTTGATAGTGGATACAAATACATCTACGACAAATATAACGATACTTATCGTTATATTCCTTGCTGTGGAGACGTTGCTGGACTCTGTGTTGAAGTTTCTGCTAATGGCGAAGATTGGTTCTCACCTGCAGGTCTCAATAGAGGAAATCTAAAGAACGCTGTTAAACTTGCCTACACTCCAACCAAAACAGATAGAGATAAGCTCTACCAGAAGAGAATCAATCCTATTGCTTCTTTCGCTGGTCAAGGTATTGTTCTCTTTGGTGACAAAACTGCTCTTTCCACTCCAAGTGCTTTCGATCGTATTAACGTTCGTAGATTGTTCCTTGCCATTGAAAAGAGAATTGGTCAACTTGCTAAAACAGTTCTATTTGAATTCAACGATTCATCAACTCGTGCATCGTTCGCAAGTGCAGCAAATTCATTCCTTTCGGAAGTTCAGTCCAAGAGAGGTGTTAGTGATTACCTAGTTGTATGTGATACCACAAACAACACCCCAGATGTAATCGACAGAAATGAATTCGTAGCTGAGATTTATGTAAAGCCAACCAGATCAATTAACTACATTACAATTACGTTTGTAGCAACAAGATCTGGCGTAAGCTTCAGTGAAGTAACAGGTCGTTAATTTTATAAAAAACTTTCACGGAGTAAAGAACAATGGCTATCACTAGTAGCGTAAGTCAATTTTTAGGAAAGGTTAATCAGGGTGTACGCCCTAATCTATTCCTAGCATCAATTAATTTCCCAGGAACAGCTGGAACTGTAGGTCTCCCTACTGGAACAGATGATAAAGATTTGGTCAATTTACTTTGCAAATCTGCTGCTCTACCAGCTTCAAACCTTGGTGTTATTGAAGTTCCTTTTAGAGGAAGAACTGTTAAGATTGCAGGTGACAGAACTTTTGATACTTGGACAGCAACTTTCATTAATGATAGAAATATGGTGATTCGCAACGCCATGGAGCGTTGGATGAGATCAATGAATGCCCATGAAGCAAACACTGCTGAACTATACACACCAAATAACTCACAAGGTTATACCGCAGACATCACAATTGCACAATTGGAAAGAGACGCTTCGGTAGGCGGTGGAGTTCTCCGCAATTACAAACTATGGGGTTGCTTCCCAACTAACGTATCTCAAATTGATCTTGCATATGACAGCAATGATCAAATTGAAGATTTCACAGTTGAGTTCCAACTTCAATACTGGACAGTAGAATCTCCAACTGGTGGTGCTCTGTCATCAGGTGCTTCATCTGGGGTTATTTCGTAATCCTAAATATATTATACAATCAATGATTATGTAAATATGAGTCAACTATTTGGATTTTCAATCAAAAGCAAAGTGGAGGAACCTAGGGGTCAATCCCCAGTTCCTCCTGCTGCTGACGATTCAGTAACCACTGTAGCAGGTGGTTATTTTGGTTCATATGTAGATATTGACGGGGTAGCAAGAAATGAGTTTGATCTCATTAAACGCTACCGTGATATGTCTATGCACCCAGAAGTTGATTCTGCTATTGATGAAATTGTTAACGAAGCAATTAACTCAAGTTTAGATGATACTCCAGTATCTGTTGAACTATCTAATTTAAAAGTAAGCGAATCAATTAAAAATAAAATTAGAGAAGAATTTGCATATATTCTTCGCCTCTTGCATTTTGATACAAGAGCGCATGAAATGTTTAGAACATGGTATATTGACGGTAGATTATTTTACCACAAAGTTGTAGATCTTGCGAATCCAAAAGCAGGTATCTTAGAACTCAGGTACATCGATCCATTAAAAATTAAAAAAGTTAGGGTTCAAACTAAAGACCCTAAAATGGCAGATGCTTTGAGAGGAGTTCAAGGTTCAGCATATCAATATGATTTTGGTGAATATGTAGAATACTACATGTATAATCCAAAAGGATTCATCAGTTCAACTTTTGACGTTAACAACGCTACAAGTGGCGTCAAAATTGCGAACGATTCTATCACTTACATAACATCAAGTTTACAAGACCTCAACAAAAAAATGGTCTTGAGTTTTCTCCACAAAGCAATTAAATCACTTAACCAGCTTCGCATGATTGAAGATGCTCTGGTTATCTATCGTTTGTCACGAGCACCAGAACGTCGTATTTTTTACATTGATGTAGGTAATCTTCCCAAGGTAAAAGCGGAACAATATCTCAGAGAAACAATGGCTCGTTATCGTAACAAGCTTGTTTATGACGCACAAACTGGAGAAATCCGTGATGATAAAAAACATATGTCTATGTTGGAGGACTTTTGGCTTCCACGTAGAGAAGGTGGTAGAGGAACAGAAATTACGACTCTTCCTGGTGGTCAAAATCTTGGTGAGTTAAAAGACGTTGAATACTTCAAAAAGAAACTATACAACTCACTTAACCTCCCACCATCACGTTTAGATGATGCAAATCAAGGATTCTCACTTGGTCGTTCATCTGAAATTTTACGTGATGAACTTAAGTTTGCTAAGTTTATTGCTCGTCTTCGCAAAAAGTTTAGTGCATTATTTCACGACATTCTTAAAACTCAACTCATTTTAAAAGGTGTTATTGCACCCGAAGATTGGGAAGAAATGCAAGAGCATATTCAATATGATTTTCAATTTGATAATCATTTTGAAGAACTCAAACAAGCAGAACTTATGGGCAATCGCCTTCAAGTTGCTACTCAACTAGATCCGTTCTTAGGCAAATATTATTCTATTGAATATGTCAGAAAGCAAGTTCTAATGCAAACTGATACTGAGTATGAAGAAATCACTAAACAGATGGATGCCGAGATTGCGGAAGGTAAGATCCCAGATCCTATCCACACCAATTTAATGAATGCTGCAACATTAGAGATGGGGGCGGCACCACCGCCACCACCTGCTCCAGCAGCTCCACCTAAACCAAAAACATCAGAAAAATAAATAATTTATTATAGGTTAAATCAAATGGACACTATTGATATTATTACAAGCATTCGCAATCAAGATCGTGCAGCTGCTATTGAAAAAATTAACGATATGTTATACAATAGAGCATCAGAAGCTATGAGTTCTTATAAAGAAATTGTAGCACAATCATTCTTTGGTTATGAAAACGAAGAAACCGAAGAAGAGGAAACAGAACAATGAAACTTATCACAGAAAGCATCGAAGACATTCAAGTTCTTGTAGAAGAAAAGAATGGCACAAAAAATCTGTATATTGAAGGAGTGTTCCTTCAAGCAGATCTTAAGAACCGCAATGGTCGTGTTTATCCTTTTTCTGTATTAGAAAGAGAAGTTAATCGCTACACCGAACAATATGTTTCCGTTGGTCGTGCTTTAGGTGAGTTAGGTCATCCAGATGGTCCTACTGTAAACCTAGATCGTGTATCTCACAAAATCACATCACTTAGAGCAGAAGGAACAAACTTCATTGGTAAAGCACAGATTTTAAACACACCAATGGGGAACATCGCCAAATCACTTTTAGAGTCAGGCGTTAAGCTCGGCGTTTCTTCTCGTGGTATGGGTTCGATCGAGGAAAAGAATGGTGCAAACTATGTGAGAGATGATTTCATGCTCGCTACTGCTGCTGACATTGTAGCAGATCCTTCCGCACCAGATGCATTTGTCAATGGAATCATGGAAGGAAAAGAGTGGGTTTGGGAAAATGGCATTATTAAGGAAGTTAATATTGCTAAATACAAAAGATATATTTCTGAATCTACCAGAAAGAATATTGAACAAAGATCGTTAGAGGTTTTTGAAAACTTCCTACAAAATCTTTAATTTAATAAATAATCATAGAATAAACAAATATTGTAGAATTACGAGGGAATCTCAAATGTCAGATAACTTAAACGAAAAATTTGAGGAGCTTGTAACTGAAGCAGAAGTAGGTATCAATGCACTATCTCCTGCCATTGTTCCAAGTCAAGCTTCTGGTAGTCAGTATATGCAACCCATTACTGGACAAAGTGTAACAGCAGTTAACTCAAAATCAGGTAAGCAAGATCCTGGTTTTAAAGTTCCTACTTCTGTTGCTCCTGGTCAATCAGAAGAAGATGATGGTGGTTCTTCATTAGAAAAACCACAAGGCGAAAGCAATCCTGGTGCTAAGTCATCTAACCACAATAAGAGAGTTAGCGATCAGCAAACTCGTGGTAAGCACCAAGATCCAATGCCATCGGTTAAGTCATCTGGTTACGGTCTAGAGAGCGGTCCCAACAATACCAAAGTATTTGGTATGGAAGCGATTGATTACTCTGCCGCAGAAGATGTTGCTGCTCTTACGGAAGGTGGAGATTTCTCCGAAGAGTTCAAATCAAAAGCAACAACAATCTTCGAAGCTGCTGTTAAAGCACGTATCGAAGAGCAAGTCGTTAAGATTGCTTCTACTTTAGAAGAGAAGTTTAGCGAAAAGCTTCAAAGTGAAATCGATACTCTCTCTGAGAAAATCGATGAAACTCTTACCTATGCCATCATGTCATGGGTAGAGGAAAATCAGATTGCCCTTGATGCAGGTCTCCGCTTAGAGATCGCAGAAGAATTCATGGGCAGCCTCAAAAAAGTTTTTGAAGAAAACTACATTGATCTACCTGCAGAGAAAATCGATGCAGTAGAATCAATGACAGAAGAGCTTTGTGAAATGGAAGGTCGCCTCAACGAACAACTTGAGCGTAATATTGAACTTAATAATAAACTCGCTGGTTATCAGAAGCAAGCAATCCTTGCTCGCATGAGCGAAGGTCTTGTTGATACCCAAAGAGAAAAACTTGCTTCTCTTGCTGAGAGCGTAGATTTTGTTTCGGAAGAAGATTTCAAAAACAAAGTTTCCACACTCATTAGCAGCTACTTCCCTAAGCATGTAGTAACTGAACAAGTAGAGTCAACAGTTGAAGGTGTAACTGATGAGCATTCACCAGCAATGTCTGCTTATCTACAGGCGCTATCACGTTGGCAATGATTTTTGATAAATAATTAACATAACACCCCAAACACTCAAAGGAGTTAAAGCAAATGTCCGAAACAAGACAATTGCAGGAAAAGTGGGCACCTGTTCTTAATGCTTCTGGCGCTGGTCTCAACGAGATCAAAGACGGATACCGTAGATCAGTTACTGCTTCCCTGCTAGAAAATCAAGAAAGAGCAATGCGTGAAGAGTACGCAATGCTTACAGAAACACCAGTCAACGCATTAGGTGCTTCTGCTATTTCACCTTCAGGTTCAGCTCTATCATCGACCAACACTGCTGGTCTCGCTGGTTTCGATCCTATCCTAATCAGCCTAATCCGCCGTTCAATGCCTAACCTTATCGCTTATGATATTGCAGGCGTTCAACCAATGAGCGGTCCTACTGGACTTATCTTCGCAATGAGAGCACGTTATCAAGATCAAGTTGGTAAGGAAGCTCTCTACTACGAACCAGATTCGGGATTCTCTGCTGCTTCTGATGCTACCAAAGGCGCTTACACTGTTCGTGATGCTTTCGGTGCTGGTGGCGATGCAGAAGGTAACAACCCTGCTGTTCTTAACGATGGTTCACCTGGAACTTACGAAGTTAAGCATGGCATGACCCGTGAAGCTTCTGAAGTTCTTGGCGAAGCAGGAACTCTCTTCCGTGAGATGAGCTTCAGCATCGAGAAAACCTCGGTGACTGCTAAGACACGTGCTCTCAAAGCAGAATACACTCTAGAACTCGCACAAGACCTCAAGGCTATCCATGGTCTTGATGCTGAGCAAGAACTTGCTAACATCCTCTCAAGCGAGATTCTCGCTGAGATCAACCGTGAAATCATCCGTACTGTATACACCGTCGCTCAAGCTGGTGCTCAAACCGACGTTGCTACTCAAGGCACTTTTGACCTTGACGTTGATTCAAACGGTCGTTGGATGGCAGAGAAGTTCAAAGGTCTACTTTTCCAAATCAACCGTGACGCAAATGCTATCGGTCAGTTAACACGTAGAGGTAAGGGCAACTTCATGATCTGCTCTGCAGACGTTGCTTCCGCCATGTCAATGGCTGGTATGCTTGATTACGCTCCTGCTCTCAACACTTCACTCAACGTTGATGACACTGGTAACGTATTTGCTGGTGTTCTTCAAGGTGGTATTCGTGTTTATATCGATCCATTCGGTGCTCCTATCTATAGCCAAGGCGCTAATGCTAAGCACTACTACGTCATGGGTTATAAGGGCACATCACCTTATGATGCTGGTCTCTTCTATTGCCCATACGTTCCTCTCCAAATGGTTCGTTCGATCAACCCAGACACCTTCCAGCCTAAGATTGGCTTCAAGACACGTTACGGCATGGTCAGCAACCCATTCGTTTCAACCACTCAGTCGGGTGGTATTGCTGGTGCAACTCCAGACGGTCAAACCCTCACTGCTAATACCAACCAGTATTACAGAAGAGTTAAGGTTGTCAACCTCACCTGATCCTCAGGTAAATCTTTCGACCCCCGAAAGGGGGTCTTTTTTTATGCAAATAAATAGTGAAAAAAGGATAAAGTCATGCCTTCAAAGTGGTACACAGAACAACCAACAAATAGAAATTTTCTAGCTCCAGTTGGTTTTAGAATGAATTTAGATATTTTTGCTGGAGTTGATTTCTTTTGTCAATCTGTAAATTTGCCAGATATCAGCGTTCCAAATGCTGAGATTCAAACTCCATTTAGAAGAATAGCAATCACATCTTCTGGTGGATTATCTTATGGGGATGTTCGTCTTAAATTTTTGATTGACGAAGATATGAAAAATTATTTGACAATCCATGATTGGATTATTAAAAATAATTTAGCAGAAGGATACGATACAGAAAAAGATCCTCAATATTCCGACGGACAGTTAGAAATTTTAAACAGTAATTTTCAAACAAATATTATTATAAATTTTGATAATTTATTTCCAGTTGATTTATCTGAATTAAGTTTTGATGTTGAAGATAGAGAAATGGAATTTTTTACCGCTGCAGTAACTTTTAAATTTACACGTTATACTTTTAATAATAAAAATAATCAAAGGATTTAATTTATGAAATTTGATGATTTGAAAACCCTATTTGATCATGTTAAATCAGAATGGCAAGAAGATTCACATATTGACTTTCAATTTAAAAACAAACAATACTCAGCAGACCTAGCACAAATTTCGCTAGACATTCCTTATCAACATAATAAATATTTAAACTTTTACAACGATTTTTCTACAGAGAAAACAGCACTGGAATTCCAGTATCGTATGAAGTTAAAAGAAAAAAGAGAATACTACCAAGGAGAAGCGGACCCCGAAGTTTACAAAGAAAAACCTTTTGGACAATCCATAAAAACATCCGAGAAAATGAAAGTATATTTAGAAGCGGATGAGGATTTAATTAACATTGAAATGAAAATAGAGTTTATTAATAAGGCACTTTTCTTTTTGGATAATATTCTTAAGATGATTTCCAACAGAAGTTTCCAAATTAAAAACGCTATCGAGTGGGAGAAATTTATTAACGGAAATACCTAATGTCAAATCTGGTAGTCGCAAAGAAGAATAATATCTTCTTAACAATCAACGCAGAACCACACGTCCACTATGAACTCTCTGATTATTTCACATTCGACATCCCTAACGCTAAATTCATGCCCCAGTATAGAAGTGGAGTATGGGACGGCAAAATCCGCTTATACTCGCCAGGAACAGGTGAGTTATACTGTGGTCTCATCAGCCACCTCAAAGAATGGTGTGGAATCAAAAACTATTCAATTGACTTCAAACCAAACAAATTCTACGGAGATGTTGAAGAACACAATGACCATATTACACTAGAAGGTGTAAAAGGATTCATGGGAGTTGTGTGCCCTAACCACACCCCACGTGACTACCAAGTTCAAGCGGTATACGAAGCACTGCTACACAATCGTAGGCTTTTACTTTCACCAACTGCATCAGGTAAATCGTTAATGATTTATTCTTTGGTGCGTTATTACTATGCGTCAGAGTATAAAAAAACTGGAAAGAAAACTCTTATCATTGTTCCCACTACTTCTCTTGTAGAACAGATGTATAAAGATTTCGAAGATTATGGTTGGGATATAGAAGAGCACTGCCACAAGATCTACGGTGGTAAAGATAAAAACGTAGAAAAAGCAGTTATCATTTCTACTTGGCAATCCATTTACAAGTTCCCCAAACGTTGGTTTGATGATTTCTCATGTGTGATTGGCGACGAAGCACATTTGTTCAAGTCAAAATCTTTGACGGGTATTATGACAAAACTCCATGAAGCTAAGTATCGCTTTGGTTTCACTGGAACACTGGATGGTTCTGCTACACATAAATGGGTGTTGGAAGGATTGTTTGGTGAATGTAAGCATGTTATCAAAACAGATAAGCTTATCAAGGATGGTCACCTATCTGATTTTAGAATCAAAGTTCTTTTGCTCAAGCACGAGAAGATGGAGTTTTTTGATTATCAAAAAGAAATTGATGAAATTGTTGATAATCCAAAACGCAATAGATTAATTAAAAATCTTGTGCGTGACTTAGAAGGAAACACTCTTGTGTTGTTCAACTATGTTGAACGTCACGGAATGCCTTTATATGAAAGCATAAATAGTGTTGTTAAAGATGGTCGTAAAGTTTTTCTGGTCTATGGTGGTGTAGATACAGAAGAACGAGAAGAGATTAGAAGAATCACTGAAACAGAAAATGACGCAGTGATCGTAGCTTCATACGGAACATTTAGTACAGGTATCAACATTCGTAATCTTCATAATGTTGTATTTGCCTCTCCATCTAAATCAAGGGTAAGAAATTTACAATCCATCGGTAGAGTATTACGCAAAGGAAATAATAAAACCTTTGCTACTCTTTATGATATTGCTGATGAGTATTGTCGAACACCACAAAAAAACTACACGCTTAAACATTTGGATGAGCGTTTGAAAATCTATGAAGAAGAAAACTTTAATGTAGAAATCATCAAACTAGATTTAAGGTAATATGGAAGAAGAATTTTATGCTGCTATTAAATTAACTTCTGGTGAAGAAATCGTAGCTAAAGTTAGTTACGATTCAGAAGATGATGTAATTATTTTATTAGAACCTCGTTTAGTTGAAAAAGTACAACAAAGAAAAGGTAATCAAATCATTGAAGGTATTGTCTTTGATGATTGGATAAATGCTACTTTAGAAAATATGTTTATTATTCCTCGTTCTCAAATTATTACAATGATTGAACTTGATAAACGTATTGCAGGTTTTTATGAAGATCATTTAGAAAATAAATCTCTTTATAAAAAAAATAATATAAAAGAAAAATTAAATTCTAAAAGACAAAAAACAAAAGACCACGAAGGGTACTTAGGATCTATTAAAGAATCTAAGAAGTTATTAGAAGAGATATATAATAAATCTTGAAAGCGCAACATTGCTATTATATACGGATTTAGAGCTTGTGTCAAGCCCCTTTACAAAATCAGTTGGGTGTGTTACAATATACACACTGATGATTATAAACCATGTTAACTGTCGAAAAACCGATGGGTAAAAGAACCACAAAAGAAAATTACGTCAACAACCGTGAGTTTCTCGATGCCTTGATGGTGTATCGACAAAAGGTTGCTGCGGCAAAAGAGACAGGTTCTCCCAAACCAAAAGTTCCCAACTATGTTGGAGAGTGTTTTTTAAAAATTGCTACTCATCTATCATACAAACCAAACTTTGTCAACTACATGTTTAGGGAAGATATGATTTGTGATGGCATTGAAAACTGCCTTCAGTATATTGATAATTTTAATCCAGAAAAATCTACTAATCCATTTGCTTATTTTACTCAAATTATCTACTACGCTTTTCTGCGTCGTATTCAAAGAGAGAAAAAACAATTAGAAATTAAATCCAAGATCCTTGAAAGGTCAGGATATGATGAAGTTTTGCATATGGACAGTCACAGCGGTGATATGTATGGTTATAGTAGCAGTAGTGCTGACATGAACAGCATTAAAGAAAACCTTGAGATGCGATCTAAACGATGACAATAGCACTTATTACAGACCAACATTTAGATGGGAGGAAAGGTAGTGTCGCTTTTTGGGAATATTTTAAAAAATTTTACGACGACATCTTCTTCCCAACACTGGAAAGACACGGAATCAAAACTGTTATTGACCTTGGTGATACATTTGATAATCGTAAGGGCATTGACTTTAACGTTTGGAACCGTGTGCGTAGTTATTATTTTGAACGCCTTGAGGATATGGGTATCTTCGTTCACATGATTCTTGGCAATCACTGCACTTATTACAAGAATACGAACGAGATTAACTCACCTGAACTTCTGCTCAAGGACTTTAGTAATATTGAAATTTACGCTCACCCAGAAACAGTAATCATTGATGGCGCTAAAATTCTGATGATGCCTTGGATTAATTCTTCTAACTATGAAGAAACAATGCGTTGGATCAATGATACTAATGCTGAGATTGCTATGGGTCACCTTGAACTATCTGGTTTTGAAGTGACACCTGGCAACAAACAAGAACATGGTATGGATCCTTCCATCTTTAAAAAGTTTAAACAAGTATTCTCAGGACACTATCATCATAAATCTACCAGAGGCAACATCACCTACCTTGGTAATCCTTATCAGATGTATTGGAATGATTACAAAGACGAGCGAGGATTTCATCTCTATGAACCAACAACAAATAAACTCAAACGGGTCAAGAACCCTTATGAGATTTTCCAAAAAATATATTATAATGATTCTACTGGTTCTCATCTCAGCTTCGATACCTCTCAGTGTGCAAGTTCTTTTGTCAAGATTATCGTAGAAGATAAGAAAGATTACACAGAGTTTGAGAAGTTTGTTGATTCTGTGTTTGCTACTCAACCACATGATGTTAAGATTATTGAAACACTAGTTAACGATGCGTTTGTTGAAGACAATGACAATGTAGAAATCAAAGACACTCTCACACTTCTGAATGAATACATTGATGAAGTAGAGATTGCCGTAGACAAAGCAAAGTTAAAGAGTATAATGAAAACGCTATATATTGAGAGTTGTGAGGTGGTGTAATGTTTCTTATCACTCTTGCCGAACACAGTGATGGAGTTTATTCTGTTGTTGACGAAGAGGGTGATCATGTGGTATACTTCTTTGAAGAAGAAGACGATGCCGAAAGGTATCTTGGATTGTTAGAAGCAAATGATTCTGATGATTCGCTACCTCCATTAACTACATACGAGATTGATGCAAAAGCAGGAATCGGTATGTGTGAGATGAGAGGAATGAAATACGTTATCGTTGAACCTGACGATATTATTGTGCCTCCTAGAGATTATGATCACATTCAAAACGATTAAATGGAAAAACTTTCTTTCTACTGGTAATCAGTTTACTGATATTTCACTGACCGATAGAAAGAGTAGTTTGATTGTGGGGGCAAATGGTGCTGGTAAATCCACCATTTTAGATGCTCTCACTTTTTCTTTGTTTGGTAAACCATTTAGAAAGATTAATAAACCTCAACTTCTCAACTCTATCAATCAGGGTGATTGTGTTGTAGAAGTTAGCTTTGATATTGGTAATAATAAATACAAAGTGATTCGTGGTATTAAACCAGCGAAGTTTGAAATCTATCAGAATGGTGCTCTACTTAACCAAGATTCTTCTGCTGTAGATCAGCAGAAACATTTTGAGCAAACGATTTTGAAAATGAACTATAAATCATTTACTCAGATTGTTGTGCTAGGGTCATCGACCTTTGTGCCATTTATGCGTCTTCCCTTGGCTGCTCGTAGAGAAATCATCGAAGACATCCTTGACATTCAGATCTTCTCAACAATGAATGTCAACTTGAAAGAAAAGATTAAAGTTATTAACGACGAACTAAAAGACCACGAATATAAACTGTCTCTTGTCAAAGAGAAGATTGATATGCAGAAGCAGTTTATGCTGGACATTGAAAAGAAGAATAAAGAAGACATTCAAGAAAAAGAGAATAAGAAAGAATCTCTATTAAAAGAAGCTCTAGATTATGAATCACAAATCATCGATAACGACAAGGAAATCAACACTAAGACCGTTGCCGTTTCAGACACGTCGAAAGTTAAAGCAACGATCTCTAAGGTTGATTCGCTCAGAAATAAAATATCATCCAAACAAAAAGCACATCGCAAGGAAAAAGTATTCTTTGAGCAGAATGATTCGTGCCCGACATGCGGACAAAACATTGAGGAGCATTTTAAACAAGAGAAGATCCAGATTCTCTCGGATAAACTTGTTGAGGTGGAGAAAGCTATGTCTGATCTCGGACAACAACTTTCCGATCTCCAAAGTAAAGAGAATACCTTTATTCTTTTGATTGATGAAATAAACGAACTCAATCTAAGGAATCGACAACTCAATAATGAAATTAAGTCACTTCATAGACGAATTGAAGAACTGGACGACGACATCAGAAAACTGCGGGATTCAGATGTCAATCAACGAGAGCAGTTTTCAATTCTTAAATCCCTCAGCGAAGACGGGAAGCGAATCCAAGAAACGATTTCAGAAACAAAAGAAGAAAAAGATTGCTTACTCACAGCAGCACAACTTCTCAAAGATTCGGGGATCAAAACGAGGATCATCAAAAAATACCTCCCGACGATGAATAAACTCATCAATGATTACCTTGAAAAGATGGAGTTTTCTGCATCGTTTATGTTAAATGAAAGTTTTGAGGAAGTAATCAAATCACGTTACAGAGATGAGTTTAGTTATGAATCTTTTTCTGAAGGTGAAAAAGCTAGAATCGATATTGCTTTGCTGCTTACTTGGCGTAGCATTGCTAAACTTAAGAATAGCGTGGATACTAATCTTCTAATCCTTGATGAAATCTTTGACGGGTCACTTGACCAAAATGGTAACAGTGACTTGGGGTGGATTCTAAAAACGTTTGATGACAAAACAAATGTATTTGTTATCTCTCATCGAGACAATATGGCAGATAAATTTGACCGCTGCCTACGATTTGAGAAGCATAAGAATTTCTCATACGTCACAGAGGAAATATTAGAATAAGTTAACGGGGGTTGCTACGGCACCCCGTTTGCTGTATAGTTGATTCATCAACGAAAGAGACCGATGTTCAACGCCGAAGTTAAGGGCAACCTCGCTCGCCTCCTTGCTACTGAGAACCTTATTGTAGAGCACCGCCCTGTAGAGACGGCGATGTTCAACGTGAAAGACCGTATCCTTACGCTGCCTATGTGGGAGCGGGCATCTGCCAACGTCTACGATATGTTGGTGGGGCATGAAGTCGGTCATGCTATCTATACCCCTGACCGTTGGGGTGATGACTATGGCATTCCTCAGTCCTACCTGAATGTATGTGAGGATGCTCGTATTGAGAAACTGATGAAGCGTAAGTTTCCTGGCCTCGCTCGTAACTTTTACAGCGGTTACAAAGAACTGCAGGATGATGATTTCTTCTGCATTGGCGACCGTGAACTGAATAGTTATGCTCTGATTGACCGTGTAAATCTTTACTTTAAGATTGGTATTCATGCTGGTGAAGTGTTCGCTTGGAATACTGAAGAGAAAGCTATTGTAGATGAACTTGCTGATGCTGAAACTTTTGATCAAGTTGTAGATGTTGCTCGCAAAATTCTTGCATATACTGAGCAGCAAGAAAAACAGCAAGTTGTAGAAGCACAGGGAGACCTCCAGCAATCTACTCAAGGTGGGGGTGATTCCACTCAAGGTGGGGGTGATCCTACCGATGGTGAAGGTGATCAACCTCAGCAAACTTCTGGTGACGGTAACCAAACCAAAGGTGCTGATTCTGATCAACCTGAGAATCAGGGTGAAGGTGCTACTAATGGTGGTGATCAACACAATACGCTTGAATCTGAAACCGATAAGGCATTTACTGAGAATCAGAAACAACTGATTAGTCAGCATCCTCGCTCTAATCACCTGAACTATATTGAGCTGCCTGAACTGAAAGTAGATAACATTGTTGTCTTTAACAATCAAGTGCAGGAAGATTGCAAAACTTGTTTCAATGAGCAGGCACAATGTCTCTTCAAAGAAGTTGACAAACAGTATCTGACTTTCCGTTCGGAAGCTCAACGTGAGGTTAACTACCTTGTGAAAGAGTTTGAGATGCGTAAGTCGGCAGATCAGTATGCTCGTGCATCTACTGCTAAAACTGGCATCCTTGATACCGCACTTCTTCACACTTACAAATGGAATGAAGATGTGTTTAAGAAAATCAATGTTGTGCCTGACGGTAAGAATCATGGTCTAATTTTTATCCTTGACTGGTCTGGTTCTATGGGTAACATTCTGCAGGATACTGCTAAACAACTGTTGAACCTTGCATGGTTCTGTAAGAAAGTGCAGATTCCTTTTGACATCTATGCTTTCACCAATGACTATTGGTATCAGAGAAACTATGATTATGCTACTCAAACTCGCACCAAATCTGCTCGCATTCAAACTCCTAAAGAAGGTCAAGTCAAACTGTGTGATCACTTCAATATGCTAAATCTTGTCAACAGCAACGGTCGCAATGGTAAAGACCTTGAAGCACAACTTAAAAACTTCTGGCGTTTGGTTGTAGGTAACGGTGGTTACTGTGGTTATCATCTTCCTGCTGGATATAGTTTGTCTGGCACTCCTTTGCATGAGGCAGCAATCTCTCTGACTGCTATTATCCCTGACTTTCAGAAACGTAACAAAGTTCAAAAAACTAATGTTATTATTCTGACTGATGGTGAATCTGCGGGCATTAACTACTACACTGACCAGAAGTATGGTAGCCGTATGGGCACGAATCATGTAACCAGTGATTGTGTTCTGCGTGATCGTAAAACTGGTCGTGTGTATCCTCGCTTTGATGATGGTGGTTACTATGGTAACTCAGATAAAATCACCAAAGTGTTTCTTCAAAATGTTCGTGACCGTTTCCCTGATGTAAACCTGATTGGTATTCGTCTGGTGAATGGTCGTGGTCTGAATAACACTTACAGTGCTGATGAATGTAAAACCTCTTGGAGTGAAGTTCAGAAACAGTGGAAAAAATCTAAGTCCGCTGAACTGATGGAGCATCTTGGTTATCAAGCACTCTATCTGATGGGCACTGATTCGCTATCTGCGAATAGCGAATTTGATGTGGAAGAGGATGCTTCTGAGAAAGAAATCGGTAAAGCATTCACTAAAGCACTCGCCAAAAAAGGCGTCAATAAGAAGATGCTCACCTCCTTCGCCACACTCATCAGTTGATCTGATCAATGGGGGCTTGCGCCCCCACCCCCTTTGCCCTATAATATCTACATACCAAACGACCCACACCATGAAAAATTTTGAAGTTGCCCCACTGATTGACCGATTTGGTTCGGTTGTTACTGCCGCCGACCTTCGCACCTATGCCGATGAGATTGGTATGTCCTACCAAACTCTCACTAAAAAACTGGATCAGTTTAAGGTGCATCGTGGTATGTGGCACCTGACTGCCATTGAGCAACTGGAACAAACTTATAGTCAACCTGCTGTTGAATCTGTGGTAGAAAACCCCGAAAACTTTATTCCCGCTAAAGATGCTTCCTTTGTCAGCTTTGGTAATTTCATCGATATTAAGAAGATTCTTTCTTCTCGTCAGTATTATCCTATCTTCATCACTGGTCTCTCTGGTAATGGTAAAACTTTCAGTGTGGAGCAAGCTTGTGCTCAACTGAAACGTGAACTGATTCGTGTCAACATCACCATTGAAACTGATGAGGATGACCTGATTGGTGGTTTCCGTCTGGTCAACGGTGAGACCGTGTGGCACGATGGTCCTGTGGTGCAGGCACTCAACCGTGGCGCTATTTTGTTGCTGGATGAGATTGACCTTGCCTCTAATAAAATCCTCTGCCTGCAATCTGTGCTTGAAGGTAAAGGTGTGTTCCTTAAGAAGATTGGTAAATATGTCAAACCTGCTGCTGGTTTTAATGTGGTTGCTACTGCTAACACTAAGGGCAAAGGTTCTGACGATGGGCGCTTCATCGGCACCAACGTTCTCAACGAAGCGTTCCTTGAGCGATTCCCTGTAACTTTTGAGCAGGCATATCCTACTCCTAAAGTTGAAACTGCTATTCTTAAGAAAGCTGCTGAGGCACTCAACTGCTACGATGAAGAGTTTGTGAGTCGTCTGGTTGCATGGGCAGAGATTATTCGTAAGACCTTCTACGATGGTGGTGTTGATGAAATCATTTCCACTCGCCGTCTGGTTCACGTTATTCGTGCCTTCAGCATCTTCGGTAAGCGTAAGAAAGCAATCGAAGTTTGTATTGCTCGTTTCGATGATGAGACCAAACAATCCTTCATGGAACTCTACACTAAAATTGATGCTTCGATTGAAGCTCCTACTGAAACTGTTGAAACTGTAACTCTCTGATGTTTGATGACCTTTCTCGTCACACCCTCATTCGCCTAAAGAGTGGGGGTATTTTTTTAATCAAGTGTAAAATTTATGAATGGCATAGTATGAAACAAGTTCCGTGTTACCTTGGTCATCTTTATAAAGACGACACAAGGGTTGACTATGAACCTTGGACATGCTATATTACTGATATTGATTCTGTATTGGAGAACCTTTAATTATGCAATGGAAATACAACGAGGATAAAATTCTCAAAGATGTTGAAGATTATGTCGTAAGTACCTATCATGGTCATTACTGTGGAGATGAAGAAGGATATGACGATATTCAAACAATTGATTTGATGGCAGCTAAGAAACTTGCTGCACCTTTCTGTCAAGCAAATATTCTTAAATACGGTTCACGTTATGGCGATAAAGAGGGTCGCAACAAACGTGATTTGCTAAAAGTGATTCATTATGCTATGCTACTGCTTCACTTTGACGGGCATTATACCCGCACACAAAACGGTCTGCAGGAGTTTAAATGATGAGTACAGTAGCCCTTTCCCAGTCCACACTTCAGATTTTGAAGAACTTCGCCACGATTAACAATGGTATCATTATTAAAAAAGGAAACACGCTACGAACTATCTCAAATGCTGAGAACATTCTCGCAGCGGCAAACGTTGAGGAATCCTTTCCTCAAACTTTTGCGATTTATGACCTTAATCAGTTTCTGGCTGGTCTATCATTGTTCGACAATCCTTCTCTGGTCTTTGATAATGCCGATTATGTTACTATCAAAGATGGGCGCAGCCGTGTCAAATATTACTTTAGTGACCCTGAGATTACACTTAAAACTGCTCCAGATAAATCTGTGAAGTATCCTGGTTCTGATATTCAGTTCACTCTGTCTGCTACTAACATCGCTGCCATTCAAAAGGCAACGGGTATTTACAAACTGCCTGATCTGAATATCAGTTCTGATGAAGAGATTGTTCTCTCGGTGCGTGACAACGAAGTGTCAACTTCCAACACATATGATATCATTGTTCCTGGAACCTTTGAAGGAACACATTCACTTGATCTGAAGGTTGAGAACATTCGTCTTCTTCAAGGTGATTATCAGGTTGGAGTTTCCAAGCATCATATTTCTGAGTGGAAACATCTTAACTTTGACCTTACTTATTATATTGCACTTGAACCTTGATGAAAAACTTTTTGTGGGTGGAGGAATATCGTCCTCGTAAAATCGAAGATTGTATCCTCCCTGATTCGTTAAAGAAAGTATTCACTGGATTTGTAGAACAGGGGGAGATTGCTAATCTCCTTCTGTCTGGTCCTCCTGGTGTTGGTAAAACTACAGTTGCCAAAGCCCTGTGTGAAGAGATTGGTGCTTCATACATTGTTATCAACGGTTCGGATGAAGGTCGCTTCCTTGATACTATTCGAACCCGTGTCAAACAGTTCGCCAGTTCTGTCAGTTTAACTGGTGGTGGTAAGCATAAAGTCGTCATCATTGACGAAGCAGATAATACCACCCATGACGTTCAGCTATCTCTTCGTGCTTTTGTGGAAGAGTTTCATAGCAACTGTCGTTTCATTTTCACCTGTAACTTCATCAACAAGATTGTTGACCCACTCCATTCTCGCTGCACGGTCGTTGATTTCCGCATCAAACCCGAGGAGCAGAAGAAGTTACAGGCGGCGTTCTTCGGGCGCTTACAGGGCATCCTAGACGCCTCTGGCGTGACGTATGAGGACAAGGTGCTGGTCAAACT